TCTTCGGCCGGATTGCTGTTGGGGTCGGTCCACTTGCTGGTCCCAGACAAGGCCGCCTTGTTCTCCGTCGGATAGTTGGCCGGGTTGCGCGCCAGGTCAGCCGCGAGCTTCTCCCGCTCGTTAGCCATCACGTCCTGCACCGTATTGACTGCCATGGCGCCCAGATCAATGCCAGGAACCGTTTGGGCCTCGTCACCGTTCTCCAGAGGCACCTCGCCTTCCAAGCGGTGGTCCACCAGCGAATACTCGCCCTTGGCGTAGCCCAGCTGGATGCGCTTGGTGTTCGCGCCAGGGGCTCGGGCAGTGTTCAACAGACGGAAACTTTCGGGACCGAACGTCAGGATGGTGCCGCCGCGCTGCTTTACCGACACGATGGGGAACAGAATGCTGGCGATCTTGGCATTCGGCGAGCCATAGCCGCGCGCCACCTCGGTGAGGATGGGATCGATGACACGGACATCGGACAGATTGGGTTGCATGAGTTTCTCCAGAGGATTAATCAGGGGATGGATGGATCAGGCGGCAGCGCTGACCAGGCCGGCGGACGGAACCAGCAGCACCTCGATGCGCTCGCCCGCTGCGGCAGCTGCACCGAGCGCCCGGGCCACGGGGCTCTTGCTGCCCACGGTCAATGGCACGACGCGACCCTGCGCGTCGACCATCAGGGCCGCGTCCAGGGTGACGGCAGCGCCCGCCTCGACGATGGAGGTACCCTGCACATCGACGGGCAGAAGATCGCCGGCCTGGGCCGCGCTGGTGCGCGTGACGCCGAAGGCAACGCCGCCGGCGACGGGATAGCCGCCGGATTGCGTGACGAAGCGTTCGGCCGAGACGGCGGCGTTCGCCACCACGGTGAGGGTGAGAGTGGAAATGTTCCCGGAGGGCATGTTGTGCTCCTAGTGAGGGGGTTGACGATCCGGGCGCTCAGCTGGCGTAGCCCAGTTCCTTCAGCGCGGCGACGAGGCTGATGCCCTGCTCCTTCGCCACGGCCTTGGCCTCTTCGAGCTGCTGCACCTTGGTCTTTTCGCCCTTGTCGACCGGGGCGGCGCTGCCCTTGGCAGCTGGCGGCGCATCCTGCTTGTGGGCCTCGATGGCAGCTGCGCGCAGCGCCTTCTCAGCGCCCAGCACCGCCAGGCTGGCGTCGGCGGCCGAGGTCTTGCCGTCGAAGGCCAGGCCCTGCAGCAGCTCCTCGTGGCCTGGCAGGCCCTCGCCCACGGCGAGGACCCCCTTGATGCGGTCACGCTCCTGGGAGGCACCCAGGACGATGAATTCGGCCTTGATGGCGGCGAAGAGGGGGGCGTGGTCCTGCTCGAAAGACGCACGCGTGATGGGATCGGACATTGCTGTTTCCTTTGGATCACGGGTTGAGGATTTGTCTTTGGGCGCAGCACCGGCGCTTGCTGACGGGGCCACCGGCTTGATCACGGCCTTGCGGCGCGATGCGAACTCGGTGGGATCTGCGGCCATGCGGTCCAGCAATGCGTCGAGAGTGGAGACACCGTCCACCAACCCCGCATCGATGGCCTGCTGGCCACGGAACACGCGGCCATCGGCCATGTGCTCCAGAACTTGCTCGGCGCTGACGCCCCGGTAACGCGCAACGTCGTCCACGAACAGCGTGTAGACGTAGTCGACGTCCGCCTGAACAACGGCCCGGGCCTCATCGGACAGGGGCTCGTTCGGCTTGGACAAGCGCTTGTATTTGCCCGCTGTGATGCTTTCCTGCTGCACGCGAGACGAGGGGTCGAACTCGCGGTCCACCACCACGCCGATGCTGCCCACGCTGACGACAGAGCCGCTGACAAAGATGGCGTTGGCGCCGCTGCCGGACCACATGCCCGCGCTCAGCAGCATCTCGCTGGCGTGCACGACCAGCGGCTTGATGGCACCGGCGTCATGGATGGCCTGGGCAAACTCCGGCACGCCGATCACGTTGCCGCCAGGCGTGTCCATCGCCACCACGATGCTGCGCACCCGCGCGTCTGCCAGGGCGCTTTCGATCTGCAGCGTGGCCTGCCGGGTGCTGATGCCGCCCGACACGCGCATGAACAGGTTGGCCTTGGGGGCCATCACGCCGGACAGCTTCAACAGCGCCACGCCGCCGGGCAAAACCTCGTACTCCTGCTGTTCGTGCGCCAGCGGCCGGCCCAGCCGGGCCTCGATGGCGTCAAGGTCCAGCTTCTCGCCGCGCAGATGCATGGCGTAGATGCCCTGGATCTCCCGCAGCATGCCCGGCTCGATGGCCCAGGCGCCAAGAATCATGTCGTGCAGCGTCATGGTGTCAGCCTCCCCTGCTCGGCCCGCTGCTCAGGTAGCGGTTCACATCGTTCATGGACTTCTGCAGATCCTTGACGTCGCGTCGGATGTCCGTCAGCGTTTCCTTCATGCGCGAGTCCTGCTCGCGCATGCGCTCGATGGCGACGGTGGCCTGGATCTCGGTGACGCTGACACGCTTGTCCAGCGTGCTGTACGCGGAAAAGCCGGCCACCAGAAAGCCGACGAAGGTCAGCATGTGACCGAGGTTGATCGTCGGGTCGAACACCATGCGGCGGCGGTGGTGGGTCTCGGTCAAGGGGGCGAGATCAGTGCTCATTCCTGCTCCTGGGGGGCTTGTTTCGGAGGGGTTGTGTTGGGTTGCTGGGGCGCCGCTGCGCCGGCCTTGGGTGTGGGCAGCATTCCGTCCTTGACCAGGCGCTCGTACTCGGCCAGCTTCTGGTCGTATGTCTCGTCCCAGCCGCTGCCGAACAGCTCCCATTCCGCACGCTCGCGCGTCATCAACCGCGCGTCGATGGCCTCGACGTAAGCCTCCACTTCGGCCTTGGGATCGATGCTGCCCATGCTGTCGCCCGGCCAGGCGGCACGCGTGTAGGCCCAGCGCAGCAGAGGGTCGGCAAAGAAACCCGGCGCGGTCACGCGGCCGCGCGCGACCGCCTCGGTCAGCCAGGTCTCGAACACCGGCTGGCAAAAGCTCAGCGACAGCCAGTAGCGCACGCTGCGGAAATACACCCAGGCATCCAGCAGCGCGGCCTTGCTGGCGGAATAGCTGGAGTTGAACTGCTTGACCAGCAGCTCGAAGGGGATGCCCAGGGCGACGCCCATCTGCTTGATGACCGCCTGGATGAAGGGCTCGAAATTCGGGTTGGGCCGCACCGGGTTGACGAAGCTGGCTTTTTCACCCGGCGCCAGGCCCACCACGGCGCCCATGCCCAGGGCGATATCGGCAGGCGCCTCGCTCTGAGTCGCGCTGGAGCCATCGAACACCGGCGCCACGCTGCCACCAGGCGCCTCGATGAACACGGTGAGGTAGGCCGTCAGCACTGCGGCCATGATCTCGGCCTCGGTGTAGCGCGAGATTTGCTTGATGCAATCGATGATCGGCGCCAGGTAAGGCACGCCCCGGGGCATGCCCGGGCGAAGGCAGCGGAAGTGGTGCAGCATGCGACGCCGGCCGCTGCGGCCCAGGCGTTCGATCCATTCGCCCTTGTACGCACCGCCCGGCGTCGGCAAGCCGCTGCCCGGGTGCTTGTCGTACAGGTGGTAGGCCTCTGGCGCACCGTAGGCATTCAGGCGCACGCCGCCGGACACAGTGTCGCTGTCGGCCTTGCCGCCGGGGTTGCCGACACGGTCCGCTTCCAGCACCTGGATGCGCAGCTGGTAGGGCTGGGTGGCCGTGCGCTCGCCATCTGGAAGGAGCGAGAAGCAGTCGCCGCTTTCCAGCGCGGACCGTAGGACCAGCGCCTGCAGCTGGTAGAAATTCTGTTTGCCCTCGATATCGCACTCGGTGCTGTCGGCCCACAGGCTGAATTCCTGCTGCACCTTGGCTTTCCAGGCCAGGGCGCGATCACGCGACCAGCCCAGCACCGCTAGATTCGGCTGCGCGCTGAGCGCCAGGCCCGTGCCCACGACCCGGTCGATGTTGGTGTTGATGGCACCCACCGCGATGGGGCTGGTGCGCGCCAGCTCGCGCGAGGCGCCACGCTGGAAAGGCAGTTGGCGCATCGTGTCCGACCGGGCATCCCGGGGACGCGGATTCCAGAAGCGGCGTGGAGAGGCAGAGCCGGCGGTGGACATCTCGCCGCCCATGGCCTGCATTGCCCCCAGCGTCTGGACCTTGGCGCGGGACAGCGCCCTATCAGCCGCCCAGCCCGGAGCCACCGCTGCGATCGCGCGGTCAAGCAGATTGAGTTCCATGGCAGCTTACCGGGGGGACAGGTAGACGACGCGGCGCACGCGGCCAGCCTGGCCCTGCAGGCGCTCGATGTTGGCGCGGCACTGCTGGATGCCCGCGCGGACCTGCTCGAGATCGGCGCGGCGGTTGCGCCTGGCGGTCTGTCCGTTGCCGATCATGTATTCCTGCGAGTTCAGGATGCGTTGCTCGGCGTCGAGATAGGACTGCAGGCGCTCGCGCTCCTGCGTCAGCTCGGTGGCGGCATCGGTCATTACCAAGATCCTTTGGATTGGAGGTCGGCGATCGCACGCTCGAACTCGGGGCGGAAGCGCTCCAGCGCCACACGCTGCACGGTGCCGCTGAAGTCGAGCCGAACCGAATAGTCCGGCGCGTCGCTGGTGAAGATGAACAGGGCGCGCAGGCGCTTGCCCTCGCGCCGCCAGATGCCGTCAGGCCGACCACCGCCCTGCGGCTGGCCTACGAACATGTCGTTGGCCAGGCGGCGGCCCTTGCGCAGCTTGGCGCCCGTGGCACGGTCGCGCGTGGAGCTGGCGGCGCGGATGCCCTTGAGGGAGCTGAGGATGGTGCGGACCTGGGCGCCGCTGACGTTGCCGTAGGCATCCAGCTTGGCAGCTGCGCCCGGCATGGCGTACTGCGTGGGCGACAGCACGCCCTGGTAGCGCAGGGCCATCTCCAGGCCCTTGTGCTTGCGCACACCGCCCTCGACTTCGGGGAACAGGAAGTTTTCGGGGGCCACGCCAGGCGCATGGGCGGCGGTCTTGACCATGACACGAGCCACCAGGTTGTCCTTTGTGGCGGGCTCGATGCGCAGCGCGTTGAGCGTGTAGGGCACAGGGTTGGAGAACACCTTGCGCATCTCGGCCGGCAGATCCTCAGTCTGCGCCTGCTTGGCGCAGCGGGTCAGCGCCGTGGCCGCCGCATAGGGGATCATCCGCGCCGGCACGCCGCGCACGGACGCGATCACGTCGGCGATCGAGGCGCCCGTGCGTTGGATGGAAAGCATGGATAGAGGCTCCAAAACAAAGCCCCCGACTCCTTTCGGAGACCGGGGGCTGATACCGACTTCGCTGCTGCGGTTGGGTGTCGGGAGGGTGTTTCTGCGTCAGGCGGATTTTTTAGACCTACCTGAATTGATGCCAATTTTGGGCCAAAGTGTCATATCAAAGCCAGCCCTAAATTGTCATATCACAACATGACGATATTCATGTTGACTATATCAATCAGGAATAAAAGTTATCTGATCTGGCGCTACGTACTTCACTTCACCATTTCGGCACTCAACTATCCCGAACGTAACAGGGAAAGAATTTTCACCGTCGCCGTAAACTTCCTTTGTACCCCATTGGTGGAACAGAGCTTCCCTAGGCTCTTCATACGGCAGATTGATTTTGCATTTTCTCAATACGCTCATGACTTCACTCCGATAAGAACCTCAGCGACCACCTTAGTCAGCCGATGGTTTACGCATAGTAACAAAATCAGAAAAATTCGATCTGAGCAAGTCCTGAGATGCCTTGAAGATCCGTTTTCGAATCGTCCCTAGTACTACGTAAAAATGTGGCCTGCTGATATGAAGCGCGGCTGCTGCGACTTTCACTGGCTTCACTCGGTAGACGTAGTAAAGATCGAAAACCCGCTTGTCCAACGCGTCTGGCTGGCAGGTGTAAGCCAGATGGAACGCCGCCAGTTGGGCACTGCATGCCGCATTCAGGCCATCGGTGCGCAAAGGCCGTGTCCGCGCTCCACTGAGCTGCCCCAGGATCGAGCCCATGTTGGGCGATGGTCCGTAGAAGCGCCGCGTGGCCTTCCACGCTACCCAGCGCTCGCACAGCTGGTCCAGATCACGCTGCTCGTCGCCGGCTTCCGGGTCGACGTCATCGTCCGGGGCCGGTGCAGTGGCGGCCAGGCGCAGGGCCTCGGGGTCGTACAGGTCGGGGCGGATCATCGGATTCCCTTCGAATAGATGCGGCGGCCGGCCGGCGCAGAGGGCGCAATCGGCGGCAGTGGGATGGATGGTGTGGCCGCAGCGGCCGGTGGCGGCGCCAGCGGCTGGGCTGCGGGTGCGGCGTTTGCCCTCTCGGCAGGTACAGACGTCTGTACGGGCAGATCGGCTGGTGCAGCGGGCGGCTGGGTTGCGGTATCCGTGGCAGGCACAGGCGCGAACAAATCGCCGATGGGCGGGATCAGCTTGTCGCGCAGCCGCTGCCAGTCCAGGGGCGTCCATTTGTGCAGGCCCAGCTGGTGCGCAATCGCCAAGTTGTAGACGCTGACGTCCCAGGCTTCGTTGCGCTTGCCGTTGGGCTTGATCCATTCGCGGATGGCGCGGCCCTTGTGCCAGCGCACCCGGGGCTGTTCGACCACCATCTGGTCAAACCACTCGATCGGCAGCGCCTGGTTGAAGTGCATGGCGCCCGCGCCTTCGGCGAGATGCATGCGATTGGATAGCCAATCCTTGGCAACGTCGGTACCCACGGTCCACAGCTCCACCCCGCCCGGCGTCTTGCTACCGCCCCAATCGATGTCCACCCGGCTGGGGGAGCTGCCCATGATGGGCTTGTTGGGCCGTGACGAGCCGTGCAACACGGTGCAGTTCAAGGGCCTGCGGGCCGAGCCGTAGTTGTAGACGTCCTGCGTATTGGCGCCGCCGGCGTCGATGCCGTACGCGCTGATCATGATGGGCCGCCCCGATGCGTGCAGCAGCGGCGTGCGCCGGATCTCGTCCAGCCGCTGCCAGACACTGCCCGGCGCCTCGGGGGGCTCCGAGGGTGAGCCTTGCAGCACTATGTAGTCGATCACCCAATGCTCCAGCCCCGGACCCCAGGCCTCGATCTGCACTTCCAGACGATCGGGCTGGGTGTCGGCCGTCATGGTCGCAACCAGCGCCGGATCGGGCAGCACGCGCAGCGGGTACTTCTCGGCGCGGTCGCGCAGCTGCGTGGCCGTGGTGATGGTCTCGGCGTTCTTGTACGACAGGCCCAGCCGCGTGTTGTAGAACACCTGCATGGCGTTGTGATCGCCCCGCTGCAGCTGGGTCTTGGCATGCGAGTAGTCCCGCGCCAGCGTCAGCCAGGTGATCGCGCCGACCGGCATGTAGAACGCCGACAGCGTGAAGCTGACGGTCTCGCCATCGCCCTTGGATGTGGCAACCCAGCGCGCCTGCCCGCCGGCGGCCACGTCGCGCAGCATGGCGGTCTTGTGGCGCTCGTCGATCTCGCAGCCGCAGGCTGGGCACACGAACCAGGCGCGGTCCATGAAGCCGGTCTGCTCATCGCGGGCGAACCTGAAGTTCTCCAGCGCCAGCACATGCAGGTGCTCGCAGTGCGGGCAAGGCACGTGGTAGTACTCCTGCGTGCCACGGGCAAACAGCTCGTCGATCTTCGAGAAGCCCTCGATGGCCGGGCTGGAGGTGTAGAAGAACTTGCAGTCGTTCTCGTACTGCGAGGCCCGTGCCTCGGCCAGCCGCACCGGGTCGCCCTCGCCGTCGATGTTCAGCAGCAGCCGGTCTATCTCGTCGACATAGATGTAGGGCGCCGAGACTTCGGCCAGGTTGGCGGCGGAGCCGGCCGTGTTCATGAACAGCGTGGCATCGCCCAGGAAATCCTTGGCCTGCACCGTGTTGCGGGAGTCGCGGCTCTTCGAGGCTGCCACGCGCTCGGCCAGCACCGGCACATTGCGGATCATCGTCGTGACGCGCGCCGAGAAGCGCTTGACCAGGGTGTCCGTGGGCTGCAGGGCCAGGATATTGCGCGGGCGGCAGTGGATCAGCGAGGCGATCCAGTTGAGCGCCGTCTGCGTCTTGAACATCTGGGACGCCACCTTCGCCACCACCCGCTTGCAGGGGTGGCCGGGCGACAGGACCTGGTGCACACGGCGCGCCGGATAGCTGCGGTCGAAACGGAAAGGCCCAGGCTTGGGGCCGCTCTGCGGGAGTTGCATGAACTTCTCTGCCCAGACATCGCACTGCAGTTCGGGATCAGGGCGCATGCCCTCGATCGCCGCGGCCACCATCAGGCCGTATCCATCCGCCAGGTTCATGATGCCGCTCCCTCGGGCAAGGCCCGCTGCAGGCGCTGTTCTGCAATGGCGAAGGCCTTGCGCAGCTCCTCGTTGATCAAGCGCTCGATCTCGCGCGAATCGGCCAGGCCCACCAGCAGTGGCGCCGCCCGCTGGCCCACGCCCATGGCTTCGTCACGCAGCGCGCGGAAAGCATCGAACACACCGCGCCAGGCAGCCTCGCGCTCCACCAGGCGGCCAGCCTCGCGGGCGTTCTCGCGCTCCTCCCGCTCCACGGACGCGCGCTCCCGGCGCACGCGCAGGGCCTGGTAGTCGTCGCCGGCCGCAGGCTGGGCCGAATCCGGGGCCTGTGGCACGTTTTTCGCATCGCCCTCGCCTGCACCTTGCTCGATGGGCAGCAATGCGCCAGCGCGCCCGCTGTCGGCCCTGGCGCGCGTGTTCTGTGCCCACTGCAGGTCCGCCAGCGCGGCATGGATCTTTCCGTCGATCAGCGCGATCCGGCCTTCCTTCACGGCCTTGGCCACGGCGGACTTCGCCACGCCACGGCGCCGCGCGTACTCGGCCTGCGTGATCAGGTCCATTCGCCCGTTCACTTCGACCCCCGGCGTTCACCGCTTTGTTCACTTTTCCCCAAACCAGCCACTGGCGCCTGCGCGGGGGCCGAATTACCCCCGTGATTCCAGGCGCCGGGAGTACCTATGCCGGGGGGGCGGGTATACCCGATGGGGAGGGCCGGGGCCGCCGCGCCGCCTTCCGTCGCCAGATCCTGCCTATCCATTTCTTCTTCCTCTCTTCTCAAAAAACAAAGAAGTGATTACGCGGTTACGAGCGCGCGTAAACACGAAACCCGCGCCACGCCTAGCGAGTTACACGATTACGTGGTTACGCACACGTCGCACACGCATACCCGCGCCCATGCACACACCCCCGCACCCGCACACCCACACACATGCATGTGTGTGAAGCGTGTAACGGCATAACCGCGTAACAACCCGCGCCGTTGCTGGATTCCAGCGTTACGCACCCGCGTAATGGCGTAACCCGCCCGCATCACTGACCTCCCTCTGGCTCATGCCCTTCGGGGGAGGGGGCGCCGCTGCCGTATCCCATGTACTTGCGCAGTGCATCGCCGAAGTCACGCACCGCAGTGGTAGCCCACTCGCCCTCTGTCATGCGCTGGTCGCCCTCTCCCAGAATCGGATCGGTCACCAAGAACATTCGCTCGGTCTTCTTCGCGGCACCAGGCCGCGTGACATTCATTGGCTTGACCCGTGCTGGGCACCCCTGCCCCTCAGAGAAACGCAGGACCATTGGGGTGAAGCGCGTTTGCTTCTCGGGGTAGCGATCGCCGGATCGCTGGCACCACTTGAGGTAGGCGGCATATGCCTGGCTGACGGCGCAGGCGTTGTAGGGCAGGTCCAGCTCACCGG